TTAGCATCGGCGACCTCTTTGCATTGTCTTTCGTCTTCTGATATTGCCATCCAAAATGAATGCAAATCATCCATGTTCTTGCACAGATGCATTTTTGCAATTGTTTCACGTGGAACAAATAGTCCGACATTGGCAATTACGTTTGCATAGTACACCTTGTGCTCTTCCAGGAAGAAGTCACGCATTTTTGTGATCTTTGCCAGTGTGTCTTCGTTTGGCTCTCTACCAGCAAACATTGCGATGGCCGCGTTTGTTGCGTTGAAGAATGCGATGCTCAATCCCTTGCGGTATTGTGCATTTTTGATTACTGAGTCCTTGTTCTTTTTTTCGTCTTGTGACATACTACGTTTGAATGTAATGTCTGTCATCAATAAAACCTTCGGCTTCGGCTGGGGGTTTTATTGTGCAAACGATTTAATTAGTGCGATTGCTAGCAATGAAAGTGCTACCCCTATAATGATCCAATGCTTTTCTTCATCACGCAATGGCTCTCTGTGTTCTTTTCGGACTGCTTTTTCTAAGGTCGAACGTCTCCAGCCGATTGCATGTACATGTTTCATACTGGGATATTTTCAAGTGATTTATTAATTGCTTTTAGACTTGCGTTGATTCCTTCACCCGGTGAGCATGTGCAGTGTTCCTCGTGTTGGTCACACTCTTCACACAGTTCGCCGTGTTCAGCAATCATTGCTTCTTCGACTCCGATTTCTACTAGGTTGACGTTGGGGGGGTAATTACTCATACATTTTTCATAAACTTTAGAAGTTTCTCAGGGTCTCTATTGAACGCATCAATGAACTTTGTGAGTGTTGAGTTCATGTTCTCGTCACTCTTCAAGCAATTCATGTGAAATGCTTTTTTAACTTCCTCCTCCACTAGTAGGGGCAGTGGCTTCTTTGCCATAGGCTTGTGGGTTATGTTTAATATAAATATATTATACAGTGGGTTTGTAGTGTGGTCAACTGTGGGGGTGGGGATAACTCTGGATTGCAAAGCCTTGAATATGGTATAATAGGTATATGAAAAACGAACAAGCAACAGTAGGAATCTACTAGTATGAACTATATACAAAAAGTACAAACCCTTCTAGAACAAGAACTCAAGATGGTAGGCACCCCCTACGAGGGGCTATTAGAAACCTACGGGCTACTCGTACTAGTTGTTGGTGAAAAATGCACAAATGAGGACATACATGGTGCGTGGTCTATTTGGCAGAACAAAACACAACCAGACCATCGCTCTCTCAAATTATTTAGTGAGCTGACCAAAGAGGTGCAAGACCTCGACGAACCTTACAAGAGAGCTGTTATCAAAGTATCAAAACTTATGAAAAACGATACAACAAATGACGGGCAGTGGAGTAAGACAGAAACAACAGACGGATCACTCTAGTATCTTCTCACCTTTCCTTGAAAGGAATTTCTCTTTGACATCTCACTTCCAAGTGGGGTGAAAAGATATTACCGTTAGTACGATCAAGCGTTCTCAATGTGAGGCGCTTTTTTTGTATAGAAAAAACACGCCAAATTGACGTGTTTCACCGGTAACTTTATACCTGGCCGGCCAGACGAATAGGGCCTTCACCCGCACGCAGCGAGAGCCCATAACCGTTTAAGCGAGCTTATTTTGCTCTCCATGCTATAAACAGCTCAATCATACCTTTTACTCCTGAACGCACGGCTGTGATGAATACTCCGAATGCAGCCCCGTTTCCGAATGCTTCTATCGTTAGATTATCCCATTGAGCAAGCAAGGTGATTGAAAATGCTGTCAGAAATGTAAGTATAGCACTTATAGTATGCCGTATCAAAATTGTCTTGTTTATTTCGTATGATTTCATATGCTTAATGCTTCTTGTCGGGTAAGGAGTTTACCCTTGTAATAATAAAGTTTTCTATATTGATACACTGTCTCGTCTTGGAACAGCTGCATGGCGTTTATCTTACCGAAGAACCCATTGTTGTAGTTAAGTAGTCTCCACGTACCGTCTCTAAGCTCATATTTACGCAGTGACAGGTGTAAATGTGCTCCAGTGGTGTATTTACCCGTATTGCCACTATAACCGATTACAGTGCCTTGTCGTACGTAATTCTTCCCATGCTCGCGCGTTGCGTGTGTGGAGATACTATCTCCTACGTATCGTCTCACTGCGTCAAGGTGGAAGTAGGTTGTTCTGTATTTGTAAATCTTTCCTTTTTCTATAAACTGTTTTGATTCAATGTGGACGTAGATACCAGCTTTCTTGTCGTCATTATCTGGAGAGACTACGAATCCATCATGGCAGGCTACAATTGGGATAATCCCCTTTGTTTGCTTTGTCGTGATATGTTTTCCTCTAATAGAGCCTTTTATCTTGTGGAACAGCCATTGTGCGGCTCCTTTTGTCCTGAAATCAATACCCCCGTGGCCCTTCTGGCCTAGTTTTTTGTAAAATGGGGCATCGTTTAATCCAAAGAGTTGAGTCACAGCACAATACTTGCGTTGTGCCATGTAAGTTCTAGGGATTGGAGATATAAACTCTGGTGCAGATTGTAAGACTTCTTTATTTGTCATACTTTGGTTTTCTTGAGTAAGACTGCAATTTTTCAATTACCCAGTGCGGGATTGGTATACCAAGTTCATGCGCATTCTCTATAATCGATATAAGCTCCGTAGTGAGCAAGAAAATGATGATGAAGTCCTCAAACCATTGCAAGTACCCTGCGTATCGTGTGAGTTGGTGGGCTGATAATACCAGTGTGTAGTACATGAGCATCTTTGTGACAGATCGCGACATTCTTCGAGAGCTGAGACTTTTGGATCTCAAGCCTTTTGCGAATCCGCTGATTGTGTCTACTGTGATGAGAATGAACAAAGTCTCGTATGCAAGATAATTGTCACCAATAGCTGCGAAAAAAAACATACCAATCCAGCCAAAAGAAATTTTGAGCGTTGGTAGGGCCAAGATTGATTTGACATATTCCATAATTGGTGGTTTCATATTATTATATGACTCTAAGATCGTACATAACGAGAATTATCGGTTGTATTACTGTTGGCCTATTACTTGGTTTGGCACACCCAGCGATGTTCCTCGTGGGATATTTACTGGCTGTCCTGGCAACTCCGCAGAACGTGGATCTTGACCAGATTCTTGACCTTGAATAGCACGGAGTAATATAGATTTGATCTCCGCTGAGAATGCAGGCGATATTTTGCCTGTTTTTAGTTGCCCTTTGGGGATTCTTTGGATTACCGCACCAAGCTCTGCGTATAGTCGTGGTGATGTGAGTGCTAAGTATCATAACACTTGGATTCACTAAACCTGCAATTGTTGCGGCTCCTCCAATAATTGCTGTCTGTGGTGTAATCACCCCAGCAAGTCCTCGCGGTGTTGCGCTACTCAAAATGTATCCAGCCACTCTGTCTTGGAAATCAGGGCCCAGTGTTTCAAGAAGTTCTCCACGCAATTCATTGCCTTCTCTAAGTGAACTCATAATCTTGCGGATAGCTGTATCCGCTTTTTTTGGATCTTTTAGACTGAATGTCTGCTTGATTTCATCTAATACATCCATTGCTTCTCTATAGCCACGGGTCATTTTTTCGTATCCTTTGATATTTGTTTTTAGCTCCCCATCAAGTCCGTGCGCCAAGTCGTCAACGGCTGATTTTGCTGTACGCTTGCCCGAATCTGTCAATTGGTCTGAGAACTCGAACAATCTCTTTTTGAGTTTATCAAGTCCTCCCGGTGTAGTGTCTGTCCATCGGAGCACATCATTGTATGCGTACTCTACCACGTTGCGACCTTCCACGATAACAGAATTATCAAAGTTGAGCTTATTGAGTTTGCCTTTTGTCCCTGGAACAAATCTTATATCGTAAGAATCCAGTGCATTTGATTTAAGCCTGTCTCGAACTGTGCTGAGGATACCATCAAATTGTTTCTTGTTTGTTTTGAGTTTTGAAAGCTGTTTTTGTATATGTTGTGCCTCTGGTTTCAGCAATCTTTTTTGATTTTAGTGAAGGAGTCAGCCAGGATACTTCGTTGGAACGCTTGGGGGTCTTTTGCCGCTGTTCGCGCAAAGTTTCTTACGTTGTCGCCGGATGTGAAGGCTCGGCCAATGGCTTCCCCTTGTACTCCGGTCATACGACCGACGGTTCCTTTCACTGTTGATCCTACTGCTTTTTTTGCTCCTGAGCCCACTACCTTGGCTGCTTTACCAAGACCAGCGCCAGCAAATGGAAATACAGTGGCAGCAACTCCGGCTTTCACACCTTCTTCTAGGCTACCAGTCTGTCCAGTGGCTACAGCAACGTCTCCCGCGACTTGTGGGGCGATCTTTGCGCCGAATCGTGCTGCGCGTCCCGCACCTCTTGCACCTGCGATAGCCTCTGCGGCCTTTCCTGCACGCCCTAGCGCGCCAGAAGGTGCAATGAATTGTGCAACGTCGCCTGTGAACTTCCCGACCTTCTGAGCCGTGTTTTGGGCCTCTGTGAGTGATCCATCTTTTATGCCCAAGCTAGTTTCTGCTTTACCTTGTAACATTTCCGCACTTGTTTGCGCTTGTGACTGTCCAAGTGTTGGTGTTTGTTCGTCAATGCCAAATTTTGATTCTAATTTTTTTGGTAGTGCAATTTTCAATGCTGTATTGAGAAAGCGCTCACCAAGACCAGATGTCTCCTTCACCGTTGAAAGTCCACTTTTCCCGACACCCTTGCCAAATTCCACAGCGGCAATCGTTTTTTCTTGCGGAGCCGCTGGTGCCCGCTGTTTTTGTTTTGTAACGAAAGCATCCAGTTGCGCCTTGCGTTCTGGTGTTATTGCTGGCCGTGCACCCCCTTGTTTTTGGACGAGTGCATCGAGTTGTGCTTTTCTTTCAGGTGAGATCATACTAGCCTAGATTATTTAGTACGCTTTTAACGTAATTGGGGACATTGAATGCTGCGCCGCCTTGGCTTGTACCCACGAGTCCTGGGATTTGCCCTGTTCTCTGATATTCGTTTGCTCTACCAGGGCCCGCGTTCCATGCGATGGCTACCGCTACCGGATCACCGCCATATTGCTGGTAATACTGATTGATTTTGTGTTGTGCTACGGCTTCTTGAGCCTGTGGGCTTTTATCATTTGGGCTTATTCCTGCCTCTTGCGCCCATGCCACATAATTATTTGGCATTATCTGATACTTTCCAACTTCTCCGTCTGCTCCGCGGGCGTTGTAATTTCCTCCGCTTTCATGTTGCCCTATGGCTTGAGCAACTGCGGCTGCATTTGTGTCGCCGCCAACGGGGCTAAAACCCAGTTGAGACGTGTCTACGCCTTGCTGTCTCAAATATTCAGCCTCCTCTTGCGTTACGTTTCCAATATCTCCTGGTACATTGAAGCTCGCGCCGCCTGCTTCCACCATACTTTGTACTGCATTTCGCCGTGCGATGGCCTTTTGTTGTTTCACAGCGTCACTGTCTCCTGCTTGGTCAATAAGTTCCAGCTCTTTGTTCTTGAACTCGTCATCACTGATGACTGCTCCTGATTCTCTACGCAATATTGAATTGATTAGTGCGCGCGCTGCTTGTTCATGTTGTTGACGCACTTGTCCTTTGAATACATTTGGTACGTGGCGGCTTTCAAAAAGACCTGGATCATAATTCAATGATTCCAGCATATCATTGGCTTCACTTGCGGACACTGCGAACTGTCGAGCCTTTGATTGTCCTTCTGTGGGCTGTTTTAGCTCAGGTGGTACCACACCAGAATTTGCAAGCTGGCTATATAGTTTGAGATTTGCTGCAGATGTGTACCCCTTAGACACCGCGTCAGATAACTGAGACGGTGCAAGTTGTTGTCCACTGCCTGAAAGATCTTGTTGTGCTTTTTGGATTTCAAGGTTGAGTTTTTGGATTTGCAATGCTTCTTTAGGGTCTTGGACAGCTTCGACACCTGCGACCATGTTGCCTTGTGCATCAAACCTGTATTGGCCTTCTGAAAGGGTGAACTGTTCAGCTCCGTCTGGTGCATCTGCAATGACTTCTGTTCTACCGTCCGGCATGATGCGGAGAAGTTGGCCACCAAACTCTTTGATTTCACCTTTTTGTGATGTTCTTTCTCTTTCTGCTTGTTTATCTGCGCGCTCCAAGGCGAACTTGGATACACCCATTGATGCAACGCGTGATGCTTGCATGCGGGCGAGTTTTTGTTCAAGTGGTACTTGCTGTGCTCCGAGAGCGTTTGCAGCCGCTTGCCCTTGTTGCGCGAGCCGTGCTTGCTCACCAACTGCAAGGCTTCGTGACATGAGTTTTCCCTCGATGTCCACTTGTCCAAGCTGCGTGCCTGCATCAATTTCTGCTTGCTGCGCACTCAACTCGTCGATTCGTCTTTGCGTTTCAAGTTCATCTGCGGTAGGCAATACTGAGTCTGTGATTCTTTTTTGTAATGCTGCAATCTCTTCTTGCAGAGGTGATGGCGCCGGTGGGGCAAGAGGTGCCGCCTGTGGAGCTGTGACCTGTGGAGCTGCCTGTGGTGCAAACTGTTCCGGTGCAACTGCAGGAACGGGTGGTGTGACCGTTGGGCTTGCCGCGGCTGCTTGCACACCTTGTTGTTGTGCTGCTCGGCGCTGCATTGCCTGTCTGTCTTGATCCATTACATTTGCAAGAGCCGAAGGTACTGGCGGTGCTTGGTTTGCTGTGGCAGTAGGCTGCTGTGGAAGACTTTGTAATTGTGGCACACTTGGTCTTGCAAGTGATTGCATTGGTACTGATTGTGTTGGCGTTGACTGTGGCCCTGGCAAGTTTGGAGTGCCAGGCATTCCAGCAAGCCGTGTTGTAGAGGCTGCTGTATTTGGCTGCGGCGTTGGTGGCATCTGCACAGAATTGATTGATTGAAGTGCCGGCGCCTTTGTTTGTGTGCGGTCGAAAGCACTTGGTGTTGCTGGCCTTGGATTACCAGAAAGACCACCAGGTTTGACTGGTGTGTTGAACTTTTTAAGAAAATTGGAGAGTCTTTTGGCCATATATTAGAATTTAATTTCAATTATTACTGTTACATTTGCAAGTGATGTTAATGTTCCAGCGTCTTTCATAGCCAATCGATCTCCTTTCGCCAGTTGTTTGTTTGCTAGTGTTTTTGTGAGCGTTCCCTCGACGGGTGTTTTTGCTGTCCCTTTCAAGTCGATGACACTTTCAAGTACGTCTACCCCTGCCCCAAGCGCTTGTGTGCCTGTGAGCTTCTCTATATTGAGACTCACCGCACTGCCATGTGTTCCAGCCACCCTGTGCTCCTCAGTGACTCCTACCACTATACAAGGGAATGGCGCGATCCAGAATACATCATAGTTTGCTGCTGTTGCCGCTGCCGTTGATATGATCGTATGGCTCTCATATATCCGCTTGTTATTCAATGAACGATAGTCAAAAGTTTTCTGTTCAAAGAATTTCTGTTCAAAGAATTTCTGCTCACGGGGTGAGCTAGGTTTCGGTAATGTAGCTTGTTTGAAATCATCTTTTGCCATATCTAGTCGTCAAGTGTCTCAATTTCTATTTGAATTGGGAGCATCACAGATTTGTACTCTGTACCACCAAAATCAAGTTTTAACAGAAAGTTTTGCTGGCCTCCAACACTACCCGTTGTGTTGTTTGTAGCCTCTGGTGTTTTATATATTACGTTTAGTATACCAGGAAAGTTGGCAAAGTTGATCGTTTTGAGTGCAAAATCCTTACTTTCATTGTCTACACTTATGGTCGGAATAATCGTGTCTCCTGATACAACGGCGCTATCAAGTGGTAGGCGAACTTTGGTTATTTTGAACGGTTGCCCTACGTTGAACATTTTGCTCAAGAAGAGGCCGTCTGGTACGCCTCCAAGCGTATCAAGTCCAAATGTTATTCCTGAGATCCACCCGAGAACAAGACGCGGGGTTGACCCAGACGCTTGCTGCACGTATTTAAGGGCACAGATTGTAGGCGTTGTGCTTGCTGCTGTGCTTTTGGCAATGTTGTGTAAAGCTTCTCCTGGCAATTGTGGGTTTTTGAAGCCAAGCGAGAACACAGAGGCAGAGCTTTCAGGATATGTTGTTTGTCCTCCCCAAACAATCCTGTCTCCGTAGTAATCCACTGCACCAGGGAATGGCGCATATCCTTCTTCAAGAAAGGCAATGTTTCTCACACTAAAACCGCCAGCATATTTTCCGATGGTAGTGCTCCCGCTTTGGTTTCCGCTGAATACCACAATTTCACCATTGACATTAAGCAATGCCCCGATGATAGATTCTTTCACTGTGACTGGTGTTTCGTATTGGCCTGAGATAGTATCCCAGAAGAATAGTGCTGATGGCCCTTGTCTGATAATGGAGTCCGTGGTTTGTGATGCCGAAACAACAAGCAAATCCCCGTAGCTTTCGATGTCCGTTGGTCTAAAGCCGAATGGAAGGTCAAGCACGTTATATGCGGAGTTGTTATCAATCTCTCCTTCAATAGACGCACCTTTCTTGGTTTCGATGACATGGATCACACCTTGGCCATCAACAAAATCACCAAAGTACAACCTATTATTTCCTGTATGTACATGCATTGGTCTGTTTGGGTAAACGGCTCCACCTGCGTTTGTTGTTGAAAAATTGTTAAGTGCTGTTTTATTTCCAAATGTTGCGCCAGTCCACACGCCGTGTTCCATTGCTGGGTTACCATCAAGCGGGCCATAACGTGAAATGTCTGAGCCAATCACTCCGTTTGTTGTCGCGCTTCCTGTTGCTGAATCTGTGATGGTTTCGTTATTTTGGAAGGTACCTGTAACACCTGAGAGTGACAAAACACCTGTTGCTCCATTGTCATCATCCGCTTTGATGACTCCTGTTGCTCCTGAGCTGCCCCCTGTTACTGTAAGTCCGACGGCAAAGTTTCCAGTCTGGTTATCATAGGCAAGTGAGGAATCGTTTGTTCCGAGATAGTAGTAATTATTATAATAAGCCGCCCCTGATCCGTCACCTCCTGCTGGTGTATCAATGCCCGTTTCATCAAACAAAGCTGCTGAGTACGAAATTAGCTCACCGTTTGCACAATAAACGTACACGTTGGTGTTTTTTGGTGATGTCAAAATCCACATTGGGGCAGAGTTCAATGCAGCCCCAGAAAACTTTGTGTATAAAGAAGGGGAGATCATACCCCCTGTTTTTACTTTCCCAGAAGTACTAATAGGCTTGTCAGTGTCAATACCGATGGACATCATAAATTGGTCATCCTGTGATAGATTCGCGAGTGGTGAAATACCCCCAATGATGCTCCCAATTGTGATGATCTTTTTTGCCATACTTATGTAAGAGTAATGAAATGGTTTGGATTGGCTATCAATTCGTCTCGACTATCGACTTCCATGTCCGATGTTTTGTTGGCATGGTCTCTCTCCAATTTCTTGAATCCTTCATCAAATAGCACCTTGTACCTGTCAGCTTTCACTTGGTCTCGTGTGAGCCAGTACATGCGGGCTGCGTTGTATACCGGAAGGTTATGGTAATCCTCTGGTAGTATAGGCATTTGACCGATAATGTATGATGCTGCCGCCCCTGTGGTGAGTGATGTGCCCTCGTAGTTTTTGACGAGTGTGAGCACTGTGTTTGAGGCTACGCTGTCGATCTCATACCAGACGTGATCGCCGCTTGATGCAGCAACGTCTCCACGTGCCACACGGATGTACCTACCAGCCATTGGGGCTGTCCATACTGTGCTGTCCCCTGTTATACCTTTTGCTGCATTTGTGATTATATCAACTGTTCCCGTTGCGTAATCCGCAATATTCAAGTCCTGTACCTGTAGAGAGTAATCAAATGTGATTACGTTGCCTGCAGTTGCTGGTGTTGGCCACAAATGCACTTCGCCAGCATAAATATAGAAAAATTCCGGGATGTCTGCCGTGAAAGCCGTCATGTTGAGATAATCCCATCGTTTGCGGTCATTTACTTCGGTCGGGTACCAGTTTGTCGATCCGATTGTGACCTTCACAGAGTCCATCTTTCTGAAACGTGCAGGCGTCTTGTATGCAGCCTGGTCGGCTACAGTCACGCTTGTTTTGGTATCTTCGAGGAAATCCCAATCTTGAGGTGATGCAACAATATCTCTAATACTATCCATAATAAGCTCATCACCAAGTGCGAGATTGTCGGCTCCTGAATCGAGAGTCAGTTTGCCGTATAGATTGCGGAGTCCTGTTCTGCTTTTCATATTAGTACATTAATATTTTAGGTGTAAATGTGACACCTGCTGCATGTGTGACAACAAGTTTTGGATCTTTCGTTGTGCTTGTTTCTTCTGCATTGTTGAATGTAACGGCCGCAAAAGCTCCGTTTGACCATGTAGGAGCTGAGTCAGGAGCATCGAAGTTACTCTCACGAACACCAAACTTGGTAATACCATCTTTTACAATGGCTGCGATACCAGCGGAATTTAGAACAAAGTCATTGTATGTTCCTTCTGAACCAGACATTCCAGCAAATGCAATCTCAGTTGCAAATGGTGTTGTGCCAAGACTGTCAAAGTCTCCTGCTACCAAAGCTGTATTTGACGCTGGGTTGGAGGAAAACACATTGAAAGCAATGCCGAATACATCTGTACCTGTTTTGCTTTGTGTGCTGTCGGAGTATACCGCTGAACTGATAACGTCTGTATCAGGAAGTGCTGAGGTATCAAACAAACGAATGGATCTGTACAAAATACGGAACTTGTCCGTTGTAGAGTCTGCTTCAATACCTACGACGGCATCTTCTGCTGCACTGTCTGTTGCGCTTGTTCCTGCGGCTGCTACAAGAGTAGACCAAGCCACACCAGAGCCACCAGCTCCTGTGCTGTGTCTTACAGCACCATCAACTGATGTTGATTCTGGGCTGGCATCTGGGTAGAAAGTTGATGTTGTCCTACCTCTTTTACCAATAGTGATCTTTGTGTTTTCTTTCCCTATAAGTCCGATAGTGTGGTGGAGATCTGCTTGAATCGCTTTGAGAGGATCATTAATGAAATTGTCCCGAAATATAAGTTTTTCTTCGTATGCACCTGCACCTTTGTAGAAGCGCTTGTTTTTTAGAGTACGTGTTCCGTTTCCTTCAGGTGTTCTTACTGGTGGGTTGAAAACGCGGATGCGTTCGATTTCTACATCACCGATCGCTCCGAAACCGAGCTGTTTGTCGTTTTTCCAAGCTCTGACGTACATTTCAACACCATTAACGTCATTCACGCTAATGGCCACGGGGGTTTCTACAATCTCAATACGGAGAGCGCCTTTTGTAAACTCGCCCCGCATGTCAATCTTGGCAATCGCCTCAGAGTTGATTTTTGCCCGTTCTCTTGAATTTTTACCTGCGAGCCGTTTCTTCATATTATGGGAGTTGAGCAGTTATTGCGACTGATAGCCCGTTTGGTGCTGTACCGCTATGGATAGCATCTACATCCACAAACACCATGTCGCCAGTGGCGAGGTCATCGTTTGAAGCATCCACTGCACCATCTGCAGCGAAATATTCATCACCAATAGTGACCTTAGTTGAGAGGACATCCGCATTTGCCGCACCCCTCTGTCTGCGGATTTGAATATCCGTGGCTCCTGTAATACCTTTTACATAAACATTTGCCTGCGCCCCAACGATATTGTAACCGTTGAGCTCTGCTGTGATAGGTACTCCGATTGTTCCGTTACCCGTTGTGACCGCTGCGTCAGATTCAAATGCTTGGATGACAATAACCCTTTTGCCAAAGTCTGATCCAGCAAGTCCGTCAGGTGATACCGCTCTAGTAGCGTCCGTTCCTGTTGTGGTTTCAGCCGCTGTCGCGACTTCGATCTTTCCTGCTACTGTGACACTTGATGCTGACACTGCCGCGTCAACATTCCCTGTTGCAATCGTACCAAGTGTGACAACCTGCGTTGATCCAGTCCATCCATCTAGTCCATCTGGTGTAACGGCTCTTGTTGCATCTGTCCCTGTGTTTGTTTCCGCGATGGTCGCCAATTCCACAACCCCCTGGGCTGTAAGACCGGCAGAACCTATAACGGCAAGCACTTCTGCTTGTGTGAGGTTTTCATATGCGCTTGCTGTATCATCCCATCCAAGTAGAGCATCTGCGCCAGCATCGGCAAGTGTGACCGTTAAACCTTGAATTGATGTGAGGTTGGCCATCGTTGTGATGTTCACCTGCGTTGCTTGTGTTGTCGCTGTGTCAGGTGCGAGACCTGTAATCGTCGAAACTGTGCCCGCGTTTCCTGTGACAGAACCGGCAATAGCGTTTGTTACTAGTAAATCAGTAAACCAGCCTTTGGTGATGCGCGCGCCAGTAGCACCAATATCACCTGTGAGTTGGAAGTTTGAGCCATCATATGTGAGACTTGCGGCACCTTCAATTGTTCCGTCTCCTGTCCATACACCCACTTGGCTATTGACCGGAGTACCTACTTTTGACACATCCCCACCACCTTCGGCGTTTTGGAATGTTGGCTCTGCTCCTGCTCCATTACTTTTTAGCACTTGGCCCGCTGTTCCAACGGCTACTGTTGTTGGGGCTCCGTTTGCATCCCATGTGATAAGTTCTCCATCTGTTCCATTTGCAAGGTCTGAGACAGCAATATCAGCCATACCAACAAGAAGCCTATGCGTCGTTGGGTCTGCATAAAGAGTCACCGGTGTAATGCCGTCTGCGTTTGATACCGCCAAGAGTGTTGGTATATTGTTGTCGTCACGTTTTGCTTCCATATTAATTTGAGTCTACGAGTAACATGCCATTTGAATCGACATACAGTGGTACAGGTGTTAAACCATCGCTCTCTGAAACTGCGAGAAGTGTGGTCACACTGTTTTGATCCCTATAAGCATTATTGCCTGAATTATCAGCCCCGTTGTTGTTATCCTCCATTACTAGAAAGTGGGTAGTAGGGTCTGCCTCTAGTGGCATGGGGGTTTCACCGTCAGAGTCGAGCACACCAAGGGCAACCGGTACATAATTGTCGTCTCTTGGTGCTTGTGCCATATTAGTTTCCCATTATTTCTTTTTGTGCCTTGGCAAGTGTTTGGTATCCATCTTGCAAAGCTCTGCGTTCGTCCTTTTGTTCCTTTTCTTTCAAGTCAAGTGCTGATTTCAATGATGCGAGTCTCTTGCCTTCTGCTCTGTGTTCAAGTTCTCGCTGTGAGAAGTCTTTATTGATAGCATCCACACGCTTGTGATACTCGAGCCATTGGCCAGTAAGTCTCTTTGTAGACGCCGCGACTTCTTCGGACGTCTTCTTTGCTTCCCCTTCTTTTTTCTCTACGTCTTCCTGTCTTTCGTGCAAGTCCATGGCTTTGTCCTGTAAATCCATAGCCATATCTTCCACTGAATCATCGTGAGAGGCCACTGCTTCGCCCCACAGCTCGACAAATAGAGAAAACATATCATTTATCAACTCGAACTCTCGGGCTTCTCTAACGCGCTTTTTGATTGGCATCAATGCGTCCTTTTTTCGTTGTTCTAAACCTATGACTTCGCTTTTAAGTCCTTCGATTTCTTCTCGGAGCGTAGTTTTGTGCTCCGTGTGTTCTTCATCCATCAAACTGATACCATCCTCGTGTTGTTTCTTTGCAAGGTTCAAGCGTTCAACGAGGGCCGTTTCGGCTCTGCTCATTGCCACCACTCGTTTTTCCCTTGCAACGTCCACCTCTTTTTTGTCTGATGAAACTTTTTGTGGATCAAGAAGTCTCATATTATGCTGCTACTACATTACCGTCTGTGCTTAGTGGAACCCACCAACAATAGTACACAAGCGCACCGGATGTGATATTTGCTGTGCCGACTGTTTGGATGACGTTTTCATCAACAACATGAGAGTGACCATCCACATTGCCGCCAATGGCAAGTACTGCATCATGGAAAGACATGTGCTGATTCACGTCTGTTGCTGTCTGTTGATCCCCAAGTGCTGCAGTGGATGAAGCCACGCCCAATTCAATAGTCGCTGCCGCACCCGCCAAATCAGTAGTACAAAATCCCACAACATTAACTGATACCGTACCTGTGACCACAAAAAGTGTAGCGGGGTTTCCGGTACCGTTAAAATCTCCAGGATCATTCACCGTTGCACCATCAAATACCATGGTTTTAGAAGTTATAAGCCCAAGTGTTGTGATAGGGACATAGTTTGCATCCCTTGAAAATGTACTACTGGTAATTGACATACTATGCTATTGGTTTATTTTCAAAGTCATCTTCGTCGTCGTCTGTGCCACGATCATCTCGCTCTTCATCGTCTTCTGTGTCGGGCGTTTTTGCTGGAACACCTTTGCACGCAGCCTTGTGGCGTGTACTTAGAGATCCGCAACATTCTTTCTTTTTGCCTTTTGCTTTGGCCTTCTTGTTTGTGTTTACTGATGAAATCAATGCATCAATGTCATCTTCATCTTCACCAACGGCTTCTTCAAGTTCTTCTGTGTAAGCCTGATTGAAGAGTTCCATGAACTGTGATACATCTTCTTCTTTTTTTGGAGAGGTAAATCGGTCTCCATTCTTATGAATGAAATTGCCTTTTTTATCTCTACGCAAAAGCTCTCTATTTGTAAGGTGTTTTGCGTAATGTCTTGCAAGGTAGTCAGGCATTGATAGTTTTTCTCCTGCCGGTACTGTTCTTGCTCGTCCATTCCAATGGCCGGTAAAATCGTGATCTGTAAAGTTTGTGAATATTGCTGATCGCATAAAGTAATTTGACGGGCGTGCGAGTTCCCGATATTAGCGCACAATGAGTGCCCTACACTTTTGCGTAGGGCACTCTGTTTCGTTTAGAGCAAGTTTAGATTGATTGCTCCGTATTCTGCTGTAGTTGCTGCAATCAATGCAGTACCCACCACTGATTTGATTTCTGCTGCTCCGTCTGCTGTAATTTCTACAGCTCCGGCCACTGTTCCTGATGCTACAACGTCAGTACCAACGGTGATCGCGTCGTCACACAATACTGATGCCACTCCTTTTACTTGGAGCCATCCGAAGTATGAGGCTGTCATAGCCATTACCGCAACACCGGCAGGTGCTGATGATACAGTTGTTGGGTTGATGATAACAGAATCAAACGGATTCTTTACAAGGTCAATAGTTGTACTTGTAGTAAGTGCAACTTTGACTTTATCAGCCAACTTTATTGTTACAACTGCTGCTGTAGCTGCTGCGTGTCCGCTGATGCTGTAAACGTGCCCTTCTCCTGCATCGTCTGCTACGATGACGAATCCGCCAGCGTATTGGTTTTCTACTACTGTTACTGTTCCTGTTGTTACGATTTCGCTTGCTCCTGCGGCTACTGCTGCAATAGCAAGGTTGTGATCGCCTGTGTCTTGTGCTGATGCTTGCTGCAAGTTTCCTGCTACTAGTGCGACTGCACCAGCTTTACAATAACGGAAAGCGCGACCATCACTTGAGTGCACAAGTTCTCCGAGGTTGTGAAGAGCTGATGAACTTTCATCAAAAAGGCCCTGTGCCACAACCTGTACTCCTGTACCAATCAATTGGGACATAAATTTGATTTACTGAATAATTTGGTTAGGCTGTTCTTGTGAATGTGTATGCTGTTGCACTTGAGAACATCAACGTGAATCGTCCCTGTCCTGTAACACCTGCAGCAACGGTCAATTGACCGAATGAGGCTGCAGTAGTAGTAGCGGCGTCAGAAATGATACCGTTGACTGCCACTGCCATTGTCACAGTGTTTGCTCCTGCTGTGTTGTCAATATACAGTTCGTGGATTGTACCTTGGACTGCTCCGAGAGCTAAACCAAGTAATGTACCAGTTGGAAGTGTAATAGTTGTAGCAGCAGCAGAAGTTGATGTGATATAACCAGTTGCGACCTGAGCAGGCGTAGCGGTTGCTGTAGCATTGATTGCGGCAGTACTATGTCTTTGTAAGAGCGCAGAGCCTGTCGTTACAAGCCCAGCACCTTTTGCCGCCATGTTGTAGTCAATATTTGTGTCGTCACCTTGAGCGGACACAGTTGGCCCAACGCCTGCAATAGAGTTGGCAACACGCACGTAATTCACAGCACTAGCAATACCGTCTACTTCGATAACTTCGTTACCGTTGACGTCGATGAGATCGTACAGATCCTCTTGTGCGCCTAGTGATGCACCTTGCATCAACGCAGGATCGTAGTTTTTTGCTTCTAACATATAGAATATGTTTTACGAGGTGAATTAGATGGATGTGATGCCTGTAAGTTTACCTTGACGTTTTGGATTTGTAGTGATGAATTGTCCACCGAAGTAGATGTGTCCAACAACTGATCCTGAGTTGGCTGGTTTGATCCAGTCTCCCCATGAGAACCCGAGGCCCATTGGCGCTGAGTAATCGTTTCCTTTGATCTGTGATTTGTATGAAACAGGTTTTGCTCCGTAGTATGGAAGAGCTAACCAATCAAGGTATCGTTCGTTAAGGGCGAAGAGTACACCTGATGTACATTTCTCATCTGAGATCACTGCTTTTCCTGAGTATTCAAGTCCTTCAAATCCAGTACCACTCTTGAGGCCCTTCATAAGACCTGCTTGCTTCACAATACGTTCTTGTGGACGCAAGAGTTGTCCGTAGAAGTTAAAGATAGCCTCTGTTGTAGGCAAGAATGTTGGAGTTTGGTTTCCTGATTTCACTGCTGCGTACAAAGTATCAATTGCTGCAAGTGTCAAAGCACCACCTGATGCTGTCACTGTTCCTGCAAGTGAAGAGTATGTTGAACGTGAAAGTCCACCAATGTTTGCCACGCTTGTTCCATCATCGACAAGAGCTGCAAGACCAAGAGGATCTTTTGAGCTGTTACCTGTACCATCACCGTAGAAGATTGTCCCGAGGTCATCGGCCATATCTTCTGTATCTGATTGGATGGTAAGTTTCATCAAATCAAGAATCTTGTCGTCTGTGTCGGCTACTGAAAGCTCGTCACCAGGAAGCGCACAAGTGATTTGGTAGAAAGATGGTGTGAATTCCATGAACTGACGGTTGTCAGTTGCTGCTACTGAGAAAGTATCGAATCCTCTGAATGATGTACCTGTTGTATTCTTAGATACTTTGACGGGTACACGTTTTGTTCGTCCGCTCCAGTTCTTTGCCCCACGCACCATGCGTTGGAAAAGAACATTGCTGTCAAGAACGGTGTCGACTACAAACGGCATGTAGCTTGTTTGAACCGTGGTTTGTATTCTTTGTCCGTATAATTCGGCCATACAAATGTTTTAGTAAATAATTACCATGGCCTCGATTGTGGATTGTCATAATCCTCTGAGGACATGAAGTCTTTTGGCTTGTTCTCGGCTTTTTTTTCTGAGGTTGTTGCGTTGGCGATTTGTTTCTTTTTGTCCAACTTGCTGGTCTTGGCCATGTTGCTTTTGACCTGCATGAGTTGGAACGCTATGCGATAATTCCATCGCCCTTTGGTATCCACAAGCTCGTTGTCAAGTGCAAATTTCAACAATTTGTTCTTGTCGACCTTGAGACCTTCTGGGTTGATTTCCTTATCTGTCTCGATGTCTGCGACTTCTTCATTGAAGTATTCGGTTGCATCATCAATAGCTTTTTGTTCAGACGCGCTCTGTGAGTTTATCTCATCGAGTGCTTCACTTTTCGCCTGCTGCTTGAGCGTTTTGTTCCAGTCTTGGAACTCATGCCATTGCTTTTCATCGCCACCGAACCATGATGGGATGTCAACAGCGGGGGCTTCCTCTTTTTTTACCCCGGTGATTTCTTTGCGTAGCTGTTCTATTTCATCAACATGACGCTTCTCTTGTTCATTGAAGCGGTCATCCCAATCGGTTTCACGTTTTTTCCACCGTGGGTGTTCATTAAATGGTACAGACTCTTTGCCGTCATTTTGTTTTTCCACCTGTTCGTTATCCTCCTCAGGTGAGGGAGTCTGATCGGCTGTGTCTTCTTCTCCTGATGAGGGAGCAGAGTTTGTCTCCTCTGGTGATTCTGGGAAAGCATTGTCGCCTTCTTGTGGAATCTGCATCTGTGTCTTGTCCATACTGTATATTTAAGGGTTAGTGATTCCCTTGTTTAGCACTACTCGTTGCGCAGAACGGATTTGAACCGCTGATCTTCTGATTATGAGTCAGACGAGCTGCCAAGCTGCTCCACCGCGCAATACGGGGCACTAGGCCCCTTTCTTTTTCTTTGCCATCTCTTTGATTTTCTTCTTGAACTCTCTAGCAAGTTCAGGTTTTATATCTTCCAAGACGGCTCTGTGACTTTTTGATTTTGCCATATACATTTCTTAAATTCCTATGCTCCATCTGCATCTGCATCAACTAGGTAGTAATCCATCCATACAGAAACGCCAGAGGTCTGTCCATTGCCTTCTGCTCTGAACCAAATATCTGTTAATGATTTTATTTTAATATGGCTTTTATGTTCTTTTTCTACTGGATCTTTTAGATCATCAGCAGACCATATGATTCTTCTTGGCACGAACGGATCTGATACTACCAATAAACTATCCCTTTCATACAAGATGATTTACATCTCTTTTCAATACTTCATCAGCCATACAATTGAATTGGTGCCTGATTTAGAACACTAGCCTCTGTGCCTTCTTGTGGAACCTGTGGAATACCTGCTTGCTCTGCCATAGCGGCTTGTTGCTGCATCCCGAGCGCTTCTTGTACTAGTGGGTTGTCTTTGAATAGCACTTGTGGCGCATTGAGTTCTAGCCATGCATTGGCTGCAAGTTCTTCTGGGTTGGAATATTCAAGTCTCTTGTATAGATCAATCGTTGACATCTTGCCTGCTCCTGCAAGTTCAATGGCTTGATTGGCGATTGTTGTGCTGTCTTTTGGTAATAATGAGCCTTCTTTAACTGAGACAATGAGCTGTGGTGGCTGTACTCCGGGTGAAAACTGGAAGTCACTGTCGTAAACGTACAACATTTGTACCCACCAATTGTATAGATCATCTGCAAATTGCTCGATGTATTCTGTTACACCTCCACCAATCCTATCCGTATCAAGGTTTTTGCCAACAATCTTACCGCGCACTGTCTTTTCACTAGATATGCCAGCCTGAGATAGTCCCTTGATGCCGAAAATGTCCCGTGTGCGCTCTCTTGTGTCACTAAGGTTGTTGTAGACGTCTGCGGGCAATCCCTGCGCTGGGAAGCGATCTATGGCGTCTCGTGGGGCACCCTTCGGTACTACCACTGTGCCACCTTTGCGCAATGCTCTTGAAATGCTTGCTGCTTGCTCCTTCGTTACTCCTGCTCGCTCCGCTGAAACGACCATTCCACCGTTCATTGAGTCCGTGTTTCTATCAATCTGCTTGTTTCTTTTATTAATGAGGTCTTGATTTGAAAGGTTTTGGCTAATGAGACCAGTATCATCCATAGGCTGCTCGCCCAAGTTGAACACTGACAGGAAGATGTACGGCATCTTTGGCACCTTGAAATGATTGACGCCTGCCTCTTCTTCTCCTGGTGTTTCTACACCAAGCTCATCCATTTCTGTCTTTTCTGTAGCGTAATTCCAATGTGGATTTTTCTTCTTGTATAAGACAGTTGAGCCGAGCTGCCAGAATAGGTACTGTGCAGTCCACCATTCGATAAACTGTATCTCAGTGGCAAGATCGTCACCAACAAGATCTTTGATGGCTTTGCGTGCTTTAGCTGTTCCCTTTTCTTTTCCTATAATCCCCAAAAGGATTGATGCTTGTTTTTTTCGGTATTCACCAAGGCGCTCCCCTGTGTATCCGTCTTCATCAATTGTTGCTGTGGGGTCGAGGATCATATTTTTTGGACGGATGATGCGCGCTGTTGGCATGTCGTTGTCCAAATCCCAGCCGATTTTACCCACACCAAGGTGGTACAAACACCAGTGACGAGTGACTTTTTTGAGCTTGAGACGCATTTTATTGGTGTCTGCAAGGTCTCCAAGGGTGTTTTTGAGGCGTTCTACATACTTTTGATTGGCATCGCTTGGGTCTTCTGTGCTGAGAATGGATACAATTGGCTCAGGGTTTCTTCGTGTAGCTTGTGGCAAGAATGTCTCAAGGGCTTCAAAGATGAGATTGTCGACCATTGGCCTTTTCTTGTCTCCACTTGCTGAGTCGTATTGGTTTCCCTTCCAATATTCTACGTTTTCATTAGTATTCTGTAGCCAAGTTGCTTTGATTGGGGAGTCTTCCCACTCTTTTGTCCACTTGTTTGCGAGGACAATCATGTCCTCGTCCTTCATATCCAAAGTAAGCTCCGGCAATTTATCGGATACTACGCCAACCTCTGTGTCACGCATGTCTTCGCCATTCCCTTTCTCCTTATTGACGTCAGAGCCGAGTGATTTGTATGCTGCAATTCCAGTATCTCTCATATAAAAAAAGGGGCCAAAACATTTTCATGTCTAAGCCCCGCCTGTGTTTATAGGTTTGGGTAAATGGATTTGTCCCTACTATAACATACTTTTATAGAAAATCAAACTTTATCCACAGCCCCGCGTTTGTATGTGGTGATGTACTTCTTTACCTTTTGAATCTGCTTGTTGTGTACATCAATTTCAATCTTGCCGCTTTCAAAATCGAAGACACCGGCATCTAGCAATATAGCCAATGTCTCCATCTGTTCAGTGGTGAGGTGCTTGATTAACATCATAGCCGCCAGTCCTCCTCGTTCTCATGTTCCATGAGGTCGAACATTTTAATAGGATCGAAGTCTGCAGTATCATCGGGTTGGATGAAGTAACTCTCTGGTTTCGTTGGCTCATCAGCTTGAATGATAGTACCGAGATCTGAGAACCTACTCATGCCAATTCTCCAAAACACTGAGGCAAGCGCTCTATGGTCGCGTCCATTGCGCACCCACTTGTACCCTTTGATTGCATTAGTGACCGGATCTAGTATCTTGGTCTTGGATAGATTATTCCAATCGCTCCAATATTCATGCCACATTCCCTCATCTCCATGTACGGGGATTCTTTTCTTACGGTATTCATCGACATGTAATTGGATCATTCTGTTTCTGTCAGCCGTACAAGCGCCTTCTTCGTCCTTAGTACCCCATTTCACGAGTTCCTTCGTTGTACGGTCTCCTGTGAGCGTACAGAGGTATACACGGCCAGGCCACCGTTGGTAAAACTGCCTTGATCCGATAAGGTCGCCGCCTTGATCAATTACGACGATCATCTTTGGCCATCGCAACATGAGGGCATCAAGTTCTCCATAGTCCTTTGTGTCCCCATGATAGAACAATCCTTTTTTGTTACCAAGTACATAATCTATGCGCAATCCCGTATCAACACCCATCACGATGCGCTCATTCTTGTCAGGGTTCCACCGTTTGCCTGTAAGGTTCTGATTGAAGCTCTGACGCAATAGCTTGGATGCTGCGTTGGCATATGGGATCCCGAGTACCTTGGTCAACCAAAACTCTTCTGTAGTGTCTTTGTCTTGGAACTTCTCAATCAATTCGGCGGCTGATACCCACGGAGCTATTAGTAATGGGACCCAATAGCCGCTAATCTTTTTGTCTTTATATTTTGCTACCCATTGCCCTGTCTTGCGCATAACGTCAGTGATCTCTGCCTTGCACGATTTGCATTGGAAGATCTTACGTTCAAAGCACACGGACATCTTGTCGGGGTTTTCTGTGTTCCATGCCATGAACTGCCACTTGTCACACGCACGGCATCTGATAAACCAATGCTTTTGGTCACTCTTTAACCAATCATTGTGCACACCAGTCTCAGGAAGTGAGGGATGGCTATATGTATGGGTTTGCTTGAACTCTGAATGTTGGAGTCGGGCTTGGAAGTCAGCAATCACATCGAGCTTTGAGGTATCTTTCTCATCATGCATCAATCTATCTGCCGGGATCATCATTGCGGCCTTCTTGGTGAACGTGCCACGAAAGTAAATCATCGAGTCCCCTATTTGTTTCTGCTCTACGCTATCCTTATCTGATACATCATCAAGCATGCATTGATTCATTGCAATGATACGGTTGAACTTTCCCCCGACCATCACCTTCACATCCCCATCTGTAGGCAATGTATAGATCATGTCCATCTTGAAATGTTTGGCATCATAAAAGCTCTTCAAGAACTCCAAGGTCGTAAGTCCTACTTGAGCAGCCTTCATCACGCACATGTCTTTTGCTTGGTCAGCATATATATCAAAAAGAAAGGGGTGATTGTCAAACTCAATCAACTGCCCCTTCTCATTTTTGATCTGATTCTCAATTAGCCAAGCGTGTATGCTCATTATTTCAATTTAATGCTGTTGTTGATGTCAGAAAAGTGCTCTACCCTCTGGCAATCCGCTGACTCTGTTGAG